CGCTGGCGCAATCCGGGGAAGTGATCCACACCGGAATGCCGCGGGAACGGCAGACCGCCGCTACCTCTTCGGCATCGGTAGCCACCACTACGGGATCCATACGGCCGCTGGCCACGGCGGCACGCCACACCCACTCGATCATGGGCTTTCCAGCCAATTGCCGGATCGCCTTGCGGCTTAGCCGCGTGGAAGCGAGCCGCGCCGGGATCACGCCGGCGATGATGGGAGAATGCATCGGATTCGATTGTACCGAGCCGCCGGTCCGTTTGACCTTAAATCCAGTCCCCCGTATCATCTACATGGGTGCAAGCCCTCCCGGCGGGGTAGCTCAGATGGTTAGAGCGTGGGATTCATAACCCCAAGGTCGACGGTTCGATCCCGTCCCCCGCCACCACAATAACTTTCCTGTTTACAATCACTTACAGAACATGAGAAAATAACGTCCTCTGAATGTACCTGGAGGCTCGCTATGCTCACGCTCTATCGACGCCATCGGGAAAAGTGCAAGCTGAAGGGGCGGCGGGCGAAATGCTTTTGCCCGATCTGGGCGCAGGGCATTTTGCACGGGGAGAAGATCCGCCGATCACTCGACCTCACGAACTGGGAGGCCGCCCAGAAACGTGTGCGCGAGTGGGAGATTCACGGGGTACAGCAGTGCGTCCTATTGGAAGACGCCTATGGGCGATACCTGGAAGATCATCGGGTAAACGCTTCGGCCGCCGACACCGTGGCGAAGCACAGCCGACTAAAAAAACTGATGGCGGGGTTCTTCGGGAATTGTCCGGTGCGGGGAATCACCGTCGATGACCTCGACCGCTTCCGGCAGAGCTGGGCGTTCGGGCCGACGACGGCCGGGAATACGATCAACCGCATCCGGGCATTTTTCAATTTCTGTGTGAAGCGGGAATGGATCGAGAAAAATCCGGCCCGGCATCTCACGATCCCAAAAGTCGATGCGATCGACCGGAAGCCGTATGACCAGGAGGAACTCACGAAAATCTGGGAAGCGGTCGATGAGTTCCCGAACTGGGGAATCTATGGGACGAAGACGCGGGATCGGTTGCGGGCCTTTCTCCTGGTCCTCCGGTGGACGGGAATGCGGATCGGGGACGCAGTACAGCTCGAAGATGCAAAGATCATTGACGGGCAGATCACGATCCGGACGACGAAAACCGGACAGCGGGTTTCGATTCCTATCCACCCTGAGGCCAAAGCCGCGCTCGAAAAGATCAAGAACGGGAATCGGTTCTATTTCTGGTCCGGGGAAGGGACGTTGAAGTCGGCCGTGTCAGCCTGGGAGCGGACGATTAAGCGGCTCTACAAAATCACGAAATTCAGATGCCACGCACATCGGTTCCGGCACAATCTGGCGACGGAGCTTTTGGCGAAAGGCATTCCCGTTTCCGAGGTCGCGGCGATTTTAGGAAATAGCCCGAAGATGATCGAGAAAGTGTATTCGCAGTGGATACCGGGGCGGCAGGACTCGATCAATGAGTCGGTCAAGGCGACATGGGCGTAGAATCACTGCACCGACCGCCTCAAGGAATGGTGCCTTATGAATTGCCCAATTATGGTTGAGCTCATCAAAAAGTTAGATTCGGTGAGGGCGGAACAAAGCAAAACGCGCGGGACGCGCGGGAGTAGAGATGAAGCCTGTGATAGAAGACGCCTGCGTGCAATGGAGAAATTCCTAGACCTTCATGAGCAAACTTGTGCGGTGTGCCAAGGGATAAATCCGGGCGGCACGCGATTTTTCGAAAGTTCGAGGGGTAGATAATTCTCAGCAACCTTCTTTTTTTGGGACGCGGCGTATTCACTGTGGGCTGAGGAAAATCAGGAGAGCGGCGATACCGAGAAAGATCACAATGATCGATATAACGTCGGAACCATATTTTTCTTGGGCAGAACGCAGGCGATTTCTACGCGAGCCGACCATCGAGGACACAGAGCACCTCGTGGAGATCAGTATACGCACGCAGAAAATTTCGAACGTATCAGATTGACCAGACCGCCGTTCGATGGCGGTTGTACATTCGGATCAGTTTCGTAGACGATACGCGAAATGGACAGAGCACGTGAATATCCCCGCCGGAACACCAAGGCCGGCGGGGATATTGTTTTTTGAAACTCGCTCGGAGCAAGCGCTGGCACTCGAATCTGCGGTGAAGGGGACGCGGTGAATGTCCTACTGGAACCCATTACCAAGTGTGACGTATATCACAGCGCACCCTGCGCTTATCCTTCAGAGTTGATCATGAGGGATCGGGCCACTGTGGATACGACGATTTTGCTGCGTAAACTCCTTGACATCGAAAAAGCAGTAACACAGAAAGAGACGCATAACACGATCCTTGACAGGGTTCTCGATGCCGAGCACTGCCTCCTTGAAATGCAGAAAGAGAGCGTCGAGCGTCGCGGTCATGGTTCTGAGCGTAAGGTAATATCGTTCGCCGACTTGCCGATTCAATAATTGCCGCGGAATTAGCGGTCAAATCGACATGGGTGAAAATTAAAATTCGCCGATTTTTTAGAAAATATAAGCCTTTGCGGGTTAAATGCATTTAAATCTTCTGACCCCCTTCCCGGTTCCGTCGGTTTCGGAATAAGAATTCCTCAACCTCCGTCCCCTACCCCCTTGGCGGTAGTTTTGTGGGCGGTCGCCTTTAATGAGGAAGGATGCGATAGCATCTCCCTCGATATTCAATTGCTATTTTCCGCCGGAAATTTGTGGAAACAAAAACCGTTGTTCCTAGTACCAGACGACCTTGCAAGTGATCTGATACCAGAAACAACGGTTGCAAGGCCTATCCGCGAGCTAGGTACATTCATCATGAAGGATTCATGAAGAAGCGCAAGGGGATGGGCTGGGGATAAGTCCACACCTGCTGAGAACCTCTTGGTTGGCCAACTTTCCGACGAAGAAGGTACCATATACGTGCATGGCAAAGAAAAACAGCTCGGCAAAAGTTAAGGGCGATTCGTTGGAGGAAGCTGTCCAAACGCTCGAAGCTGCCATCCTGAGAGAGTCTCCTTCCTACGTTGAAGGGACATTTCAATTTGAACCGAAAAAGATCATTATGGCGGATGGGGTACGTCACGAAATCGACCTATGGGTGACGGTCGATCACGGGAACGGTTATACAGCAACTTTCATCTTTGAGTGCAAAAACTGGAGAAAGAAGATTGGAAAGAGCCACATCATTGAGTTCAGCGAAAAGGTCAAAGTCGCTCCCGCTCAGAAGGGCTTTTTTGTCGCAAAATCATTCACTCGATACGCCGAGGCCCAGGCGAAAAAAGATCCACGCGTAGAGCTTCTTTGTGTTGAAGAGTTGGACCTAACCGAACTCCCGAGTTTCATACTGGCGCAATTGAAGTTGTTCCATATCGTCGCCGTGATCGGCGGGGATACAAGGCTTCGCATCTATCTAAAGAGTGACCTTGATTCAGAAGCCAGTTTCACCGGCGAAATAGAGTTTCTGATTGATGGCGTGCCTCATCCATTCGAAGAACACGTAAGTGCCTTTATACAACAAACAGTTCATGATACATGCAAGAACTTTGACTCACTAAATGTGGCGGATGGAGAAACATTCCCAGTGAACTTCGAGGGCGTTCTCCGTTTTAATAACCACGTGTGCCTTATCAACGGTGAGCCGCTTAGTCATATCAGTACATCTGGCACAGTTCAGGTGCACGTCGCGCGTCCTTCAGCGATTGAGTCACAATTCGAAATCGCAGATCGAGGTCGGGTATACCACGTTGTATCGAAGAGTCCTTATGTGCCGATGAAGACAATAATGCCTCATTCGATGATGAGCATGCACCTTGAGCAGATTCATAGTGATCCCACTAAAGAGTGGACCGTCTCAAATGCGATGCGGCTTTTCACGTGGTTGGCACCGAAGCCTCAACCACGCGGCTTGAAGACGTGAGTCACGCATCTGATTGCTCACTTCGGCACATCCTCATCGTTCGCCTGGTACCATGGCTCTTTTCGTTGTGGGAAGATCGTCTCGTGCCGGTGCATGAGGGCCGAAAGAGGACGCGGCCGGCAAGGTGCGCGGCGTAGTCGATCTCTTTGTCCAAGCCAGATTCGGAGAACTTGTCGTCGAAGTTCGCCGGCCACCGGGCGGTGCGGGTCGCGAGTATCAAGCAGGTCGCGATGAGGAGCGATGGCCCCATCTTCGGCCAGTCCGGACGATCCTGGTAGCCGCCAACTTCCAAGCCCATGAGACCAGTATAGGCGAACATAAGGCGAATCATTTCCAGAGCTCATGGATCAAGCTGCGCACGAGCCAATTAACCACGCGAATCGCGTCGTCGGCAGCGAAACCATATAGCACAATTGTTCCTAATAACTTGTGGGGATTGACGCGTTTACGCCTCTGGCGGGGCCTGAAGTCGAACTCAGGTAGCACATTATCTCCCATCTCCTGGCCGATAGAAGATGCTGAAAAGAACGGATCAAATCCGGAGCCCTGCCAGGCGGGCTATGTACGATCCCTCGACTAGGCGCGAAACGTAAGTCAGTCAGGAGTAATCCTGATAATCCTATTTCAATTGTGATTCAGAGGCGGATTTTGCGGCTGGAAAGTTTTCTCTAACCAGCGCGCGAGATCCATATGCTCGAATACATGATAGCGAAACTTCAGGGCGATTGGCAATGTAACCTTTCGAGTGCCAATCCCGTTGTATATAGCAACGCAGGCAATCCATAAGTCCTGCCAATGGGTCATCCCCGTGCCGCGCTCGTCTGGTTTATGGACGGCGCGGCTTTCGTATTTTCGTCCTTTGCGCGGCCTTCCGGGCAGCTTTCCGTTTGATCTTTGCATGTGCGCGGGCGGCTTCGCGGGTTTGAGTGAGGGGCATCATAAAAGGCCGGTGATGTAGGCGCAGGTCCACCTATGGAGTTGTCCAATAGAAATCATGTAATCGGCCACCTGTATTGCAGAAGTGGGGTTCATCGGGGTAGAGGAAACGCCCGCAGGACGGGCAAATTGATTCCACGTCGATGAGCCGTTGAACTGAAGTAGGCCATATGACATAACCCCATTGCTGTCTATCCTGGCTACGTTGGTGTTCTGGCTCTCGCATTTTATTAGGGTTCTTAGAATGTAGGGGTGGAAGGTCCGGGCCGTCATTTCGTCGATTTCGGCTTGGGTATAAACCCTCGCTGGCGGCTCCGTGGAGGCCGTGGCGGGGTTTTTAGGCGTAGACGCCACAGGAATGACTTGGTGGACGGGAGCGGCCGAAATAGGGCTTATTGCGTAGACTTTTGGAAACAGGAAGATGGCAAGGATGACATGCAGTATGGTCAATCGTTCGGGGACAGCCCCGCGCCCATTTGGGCAACCGGTCATTTAAGACCGGACGTTAGGTTTGCCGACCCTTTAAGTATGAAATTCCCGTGATGGATTGCAAGGCGGTTTGTCCACAGGGCTCAGTTGAGAGCTTTGCAGACAAAGCCATCCGCTGTCCGCGTGCATTTCCACTGATGAAAGCCCGCGGACGGGTCATTCTGATTTGAAAACGGACGCACGATGCGGCCCCAGAACTTAATCGTCAGATTGTGCTTCTCCTGATCGGTGGCCGAGAGTGGACAGAAAAGATCCTTGATGCGACCGTTGTCTGGAGAGGCGGAATGGATGCTGACGCATTCACGATTCTCCCCCACGAGCCAATTGGGGTCCATCGAGAGATCGACATCGGCTGTATGCGGAACCCAGCCATTGGTGTCGGCTTCGTTATATCCTCCGAAGATCACCGCTGCGAGTATGCCTATGAGAATTAGACATCCACAGCCCATGGAATCATCTGAAGGGGAAGTCATTTATAAGGAATCATATCAGAATGAAAAAAAGCAGGCGTCATGAGGCGTCTGCTTAAAGGTGCTAGATGTCGGTCGGTCGAACGGCTCCGGCGGGATACGTCGCGTGGATGGGCGCCACATCGCCTTTCGCGAGCGTGTCCATGAAAACATGGGTACACGCCCAGGTGGGACAAATGATCGCGCCGTCAGCTACTTGCTTCCGGCACTTCGGGCACTGCTTCATGCTTTTTCTCCTCCTGATACCAGATTTTTAACTCGCGGATTTTGTGAGCCAAACAATCGGATCCGTTTCTGTTGTGATAGGTAAAAGAGTGTTTAATCCCCTTCGCCTCGATGTGGATGGTGGTGCCGTCGTCCGGTTGGACGAGGCCGAAGCAACGATCACAGTACGTGAGCATGGCTTCCTCCTAAGTGGCTAGCCGAGTAGTGTCCGTGCCGCGTTCACGTTTTCCGTGTAGGCGGCATCCCGAAAGACGAATGAGTAGTGCCGAAGTTCGTCCTCCACGTGTGTCAATAAAGACAGGATGCACGCTTCAGGGTCTTCCTCGGCACGCTTCCTATTTCCTTCGTCCACATCTAGCTGGGCGAAGATTGCGACGATCCTTTCTTTCATAAGGGGATTCATGTTTCCTCCTAGTGGAAGAACTCGCCTAAGCTCGCCGTCGCCTTAAACTGCGGGATCGGGTCGAGCAGTTTGAACGCGCTCGTGAACGCATTGTTGAGCGAAAAACGGGTGCGCGCGGCGAAGTCGGGAATGGTCGGCTCAAAGTATTCTTTGTGGACGACGCGGGCCAGGTGCTTCGGCGCATCAAGCTGGTCTTCGATGAACGCCCGGTAGATGACTTCCTTCGCTTGTCCATCGGTGATCTGCGCAGTCCTCCAGTTTTGGATCTGGTCCGCCATCGGCTTGAAGTTGCGTTGCATTGCTTCCATGCCGATTGCGAGAGCGGAATTAAGGTCGAAGTGCTTGCTGTGCTTCGCGAGAACCGGCTCGAAGTCGCCGGAAAAGGCCATATTGTCGCAAATCAGGACCCTTACACCGACCACAAGGCCGAGGCGCATCGATTTGTCGTTCGCGTTCCGAAGCCCGAGGGCAAAGCGGAAGCCGTCGCCCATCGTCTCGAGATCGAGGCAGCCAAAGAGCTTCATGCCATCAGCCGAAACCGCATATTCCTCCTTGACTACGTTGATGTGGCGGAAGGAAAGCGATTCGAGGATGGAATTGACGAGCGTGATGTGTGCGATCGGTTGGTGCGTTGCGGTGCGTTCGGGCGGAAGAATCTGCGCGAGCGCATCGCGGGTCATGAGTTCCGCGCCGGTGTGGGCGATCAAGGTCATTTACTCCTCCAGTTCTTTCGCCAGTCTTTTGGCGAGCTTGATCTTTTGGTACGGGTGTAAGCCCTTCGCTTCGTCCGTCATGATTTCGCAGAGAAGATTGTTGAGTTTGATCTGTTTCTGGAGTTCGTTCCAGGATTCGACAGACCCCGTGAAAGCGTAGTGCTGTCCCCCAATGGAGAACAGTTGCCGCACCTCACGGTCTTGGGCGATGCAGAGCAGCGTCCAGAAAAGAGCGAGTAAGAAGAAGACGAGAAACCGCTTCATACTGACCTCCATGACAAAGAGCTGGCGGGCGCCCGACCTGGTTAGGTCGTAACGTTCAAAGCGCCCAATTCCGGAGACCACTACTGAGTAAAGGTCAATAAACCCGTTCGCAGTCTCCAGAGTTGGGAGTTCTACTGCGGCTTCGATGTGGAGGAGGCGGTCGTCTGAGGAGCGGCGATCTGACCGGTCTGGATCAGATGGACCGCATAGGACGGGTCAGTGAATGCGTAGAGCACTTGGGCCACGTTGAACACAAGGAACACGATGGCGACCCAGGATGACGGAAGAAACGAGGGCAACAAGGTGATGATTGCCGTGTTCCCGCCGATGTTCACGATCCCGTGCAATACGAGTTTCGTTGTTGCACTGAGTTGTTGAAGCATTGGGATGTTTAATTTATTGCGCGACCTTTAGAGTTCTTTCTTTATCAGAGCGAGGGCTGCCTCAATATCTTGGAGGATTTGTTCTGCCAAATTGAGCTGGCCGGCGGAGATCGCCTGATTGACGCTCGGGGGAATCGGCGCGGCCGTCGTGAGCGCCTGCTTCACGGCCGGAGGGACGTCAACCGCGGTGCCGGATTCTTTGAAGAACGTCGGGGTGATGTATTCCGTGGCAATATGCTTGAAGACGTATCCGATATTCGGGTCCGCGGAATCGATCACCCAAATGCCATTTTCGTCGTAAGCGTATGCGGTGACAAAGTGGCCGTACGTGGGAGTGGTGAAGGTCGGCGTTTGCGTGCCCCAGAACCCGTCGTCGCATTTGATGAGAATGATGACCGCCTTCGATTGGTAAATCGCCTGGCATAACGATTCATAGGTCAACGCATCGAACGCATAGGAAGCGATCTGGTGGCTCGCGGCGTCGGTATCGATGTCCTGAGTCACGACTGATGGATCGACATACGCCGCTTCCGAGAGAAACACGTTGTCCTCCAACGGCTCGTAGCTCGCCGCACCGCATTTCTGCAGCCATTTAAAGATCGCGGTCAGCGTCGTGCCGGCATCGACCCCGAAGCCGTCATAGACGGGCGACGCAGGAGTCTTTAACTTGATCACGCCGTAGCGCGGGGAGAAGCGCTGGTTGGTCGTCGGCGAGTCCTGATGCTCAATGATCGCCTTGAAGTGAGTGCCGGCGTGTTCTCCGCAGAACGCGGTCTGTCCCTGATAGTTCCGGACGAACCAGGTCATATCCGGAATGAAAGTAGACGGAATGGAAACAGGCGCCTGAACGGCGCCGAGCTGAATATCGCGGTTGTCGGGCTTCCTCTCAAGGCCCCCCAAGTTCACGGGCAGAGTTACATCCATGCTTTTCTTTAATCATGGGGCATTATGCGTATTTGTCCAGTTGTGCATAAGGCCACTCCCCTCCCCTACCAGAGCACTCCCCCACCGCAAAAAAAGCCCGAAAACAGTGACGTCTTGAAGAGGGGATTGGGGATTACGAGTGCGGGAACACTTGGCGATAGAACAGGTAGAGCTGGAGTAAACCCACTGCACCAATGGCCATCCACAGGTAGCGGTTGAGTGATTTAATATCCTTCTTCGCCTCGCCCACATCATCCTGCGCTTCCTTCAGCTTCGTGCGCAATTCAACACTTTCCTTTTCGAGCAAATCGACGCGGCCGACCAGGTTCTCAGAAAGGTCGTCGAACTTGCCGGCCATAATGTCGAATTTGGTGTCAAGCCGGATCAGTAGATCATGGTCTGCTGTCGGGGTGTTATTGACCTGGATATTCGGAACTTGTGTACGCTCGTCGCTCATGAATTATGAAGTATGAATTATCTGCCACTGTACAAATGGCAATTGTCCGCCAAGTGCGATACCGACGTTAGAGTTTGAAATCGAGGTCGTGCCGGAATTGGTTTTGAATTGGAGCGAGAACTGCACCGTGGTGGACGGGATCTTGTACCAGCCGGACCCACTGAAGCTCGCGGAGGAATTTGAAAGATTGAATTGAAGGATCGACGCCGAGTTGGTGACGTCGGTGAGCTGGACGGTATCGGTGGAACCACCCGCGCCGGCGTTGCCGAACCCGGAGACCGTGACGTACAGATAATCTCCGACCGTAAGGCCGCTCAGGGTGCGCTTCAGGTTCGTTGCGTCCATATCGACGAGCGATGTGCTCGTGGTGGTGTAGTTGGTGCCGGTGGCCGATCCGGTGATAATGTCCGCGGCGGGCGATGTGGACCATGATGGATTGGCACTCGCGCCGTTCGTGATGAGCACTTGTCCGCTGGTACCGGCCGCGAGCCGCACCCATGCGGCGCCGTTGTAATACAAAAGATCACCCTGGACTTCGCCGCCAGGATCAAGAATGAACAATCCGCTTGCGACCTGCGCGGTGCTGCCGATATAGACCGGCGTCGAGAACGGCCGCACGTCATTTAAAATGTATCCTTGGCTCGCCTGCTGATCTTCGTTGTCATAGAGCGCCGTTTCCGAAACGACATTATAGAGTTCGCAGATGGGCACCTTTCCAGCCGGATATGCGGGGGCAGTCGGCGAAACATTTTCGGAACCTGTCGTCCACGCGAGCGTGCCGGAGGAATCGGCGGTAAGCACGTCGATGCGCGGATGAGACACGGGAGCCGTTACGGTAGGCGTCGAGCCGCCCGTGAAAAGAACCCGCGTGGTTCCGATGTAATAGGTCCCGTCCTCGACATAGAGCTGCATCGTCTGCGCGGTCCACGTGCCGCTCGTGACGGTGATTCCCGTGATATTAAAACTCGTGAGCGGCCCGGTGTTCTCGTTCGCGTTTTTGTTTAGTGAAAATGGAACGATATTTGTCGAAGATCCCGGCCATGCCCATCCTACGTATTGCAAGAGCGCCTGATTTGCCGATGATGCCGCTACTTGGTTGGAGTTGGAAACGTCGGGACGCCGCAAGAAATTCACAAGATTTGTGACGCTCGCGGTGGCACTCGCGCCGATGAGGATGTTATTTGCAGTCGAGCCGATCGAGGTAACGAAGGTGACGGTGATCGTCGTACCGTTGATGACGATCGGAACAACCTGGTTATTCGACGGATTCGTGCCGAGCGCAAGCACGCCGAGCTGCTGATGGGCTAACAGAAAGCTTCCGCCGCGGGCGTCGTCGCGCGCCGAATCAAGCTGGCTCGCATTCCCCGTCATGCCATTGCCGATCGGTCTGCTTCTCATGAAATGGTGATGTCAATTTCTAAGGTCGTATCTGTTCCGCTTGATTTCGAATATGGTGAACTAAAGAGCGCGTGATTGAACATATTGCCGGTTCCGATTGTCGACGATCCGCCGATGAAGCTGCCACACTCGTAGTACGTACCGTTCGCGAGAGAAGCGTCCGGGAAGAAGAATTGGAGTTGCGCTTCGTTGAAGCCAAGGTCGGCCGCATAGGCGACCGTAGCGCGGTTCGTGGGCGTCGTGAGCGCGGTATCACCGGCGGCCGGCGTGGTATTCCCCGTTCCTATTTCTCCCCAGGCTATCCCCAAGGGAAACGGATTCGATCCGGTGTACGCGCTGATGAGGTACTGGACGAGGATGTCTTTGCCGTAATTCGAGGAATCGACGATGAGATTCTTCTGCTCGACTTCGATCTTGCCGTCCTTCAGGAGTTCACGCGCGAGATCGAGCCGCCCCAAACCGGCGAGCGACTGATAGAGATGCAGGGTTCCGGCCGGATGTGACCGGACGATGATCTTCCCTGACACCGAAAGAGCCTCGTTGTTGGTAATCATGGAATGTGGGGATTATTTACATCATAGCGGCGAAAACACTGCAAGACCATAGCGGCGGCTGTGGAGAAGTCAGTTCCATGTGAAGAAACCCCACCTGAAACTGCCCCACGCATACGGCTTGGTTCCGGACGACGCCGAGACCGCTTCGGTAAGCGTCACCGTTTCGCCGACGACCTCAAGGTTCTCATTGACCGTCGAATCATCCACCGGCGTCTGGGTCGCCTCCTCCTGGAGGATGGTGGTCATGAGATCGGTGAAGGTCACATTGTCCGACCCGATGCATTCGACCTGATATTCAAGCTGGCCATTGGCGCCGGGCACGTATCCGGTCGCTTCGACACGCTTAATGACGAGCTGCTTGTTCGAGATCCCGAAGGCGGTGAGATTTACGGTGATCGCCTGGCCGATCGCGCATCCCGCGACGAGGGTGTTGAACTTTATGTCATAGACCGGGTGACCGAATTGGAGCACGGCCGCTTGCGCGCGCTGCTGTGCTTCCGGGACGGACGTGATCTTGGCATCGACGACCACCGTCTGATATTCGCCATACGTGGCGATGCTCGCCGCGTTGCCGGCGTGCGCGACGATCGGCACTTTCGCGTTGCCGTACACCTTGACCGTGTGGCCGTTCGCGGGCGCGCCGGCGGTGAACTGAATCCACCGCTGGGCGTCGTTGTAGAGGACCTGGACGGAACCGGGTGCGGTCTGGTTCGCGGTACCGACCGTCTGTGCGACGCCGTCGAGGGTCACGGTGATGGAACTCACGTCGTACGGATACGACGTGGTGAAAAACTGGGTCGTGCCATCGGTCGGGAAACTGTCGGGGGTATTTAAAGCCGTGAATGTCTTCACGTAGGTCCCGCCGATCACAAAGACGCTGTTCTGCATATTCTGCAGGTTGATGTCCACGTCGAGGGAGTTCCATTCGATCTTCCCGCTCGTCGCATCGACGGTGATGGGTGCCACGCCGCCTTCGCCGACGGCGTTCTCAACGTCGCCCAGGAAGAAATGGATGTCCTTGGTCGGATCGATGTACCAGTCCCAGCCGATGAGCTTTGCGAGCGACTGGAGGCATTTGGTCGGCTGCTGGTAATTGAATTTGATGGACGGCACGAGGAAATTGCCGCGCTGGACGTGGTTCGTAGTGAAACCCTTCGAGCCGGTGGGGTCTGCCTGGTCAACGATGTCTTCCACGATGTCTGCCGGGTCCATCATCGCGTAGTTCTTTTTGATGAGAATGCCGTCAAAGGTATATCCCCAATCCGACACCGTCACCTGACTCGTCATGACAAGGCCCTGGATCGTCGTTTCCACCTCGGTGACCGTACCGCCGAAGATGATCCCGGTCGAATCATAAAGCTGGATCGTGTCGCCAATGGCGGGAACGGTGATCGCCGGGTACGTTTGGCCGACTCCTTGGCGCACGGAAAATTTTAATGACGCGTTCTCCTTGGTAAGGACAGACGTGGCGTCGATCGATTTCCAATCGACCGATGATGAAATATCAGCTCCATTGTCCTTAATTACAATCGGGTTCGCCATGGATCATGATGCGTAGTTACGGGTGCGGAGCGACATATTGATCTGCTTCGCCAGCATGTCGCCGATCTGCCGGATCGCGCTCTGGTCCGCGGGAAAGATTCCCCCATTGATGTTGACCACGATCTGCGTGCCGGCGCCCGCTCCTCCGGCGAGGCCCGACAACGGTACCACGGCTTCCGGTCCCCCTTCGCCGATAAGCGCAAGCGTGGGACCGGTAACGATGCCGCCGGCGGCGAGCATCGGGATGTCCGGGATGTTGAAGCCGAGGTTAAGGGCGGGGGTGGCGATTTTCGTGCCCGGTATGGAGATGGACGGGAGCGAAATATGGATCGCATCAAGGGCGTTGATAAAGGCGTTAATGCCCCATATCTCGTAGTTGATGCCGTCTTTTATGGTCGTCTTGATGACGTTCCAAATAGTGCCGAGAAAATCGGACATTCCTTGCCAGGCGCTATTCCACGTATTGCTGATGAATTGGAGGGACTCGGTAAAGGTGTTTTTCATCCATGACCATGCGCCGGTAAAGAAGCCTTCCACAATCTGCCAGATCGCCACCATGTCGTCTGAAAGGTTCTGCCAGTTGGCGATAATGACACCGGCGAGAATAGCGACCAGGGCGATGAGCGCGGTCAGGGGAAGAGTCAGGACCGCGATGATTATGATGAGGCTTCCGAAGAATACGAGCAACGCTCCAATGGCGGTGAGGAGCGCGCCGAATACGCCGACCGAAATAAGAATGGTCTCCGTGAGCTTCTGGTGACTCTGCGTGAAGCTGTCCACGGCATTGATGATGTTAACGAATATTTGAAGCAGCTGGGTCAACAGCGGGAGCTGGGTCGAGCCCATATCGGACAGCAGCTTATTGAAGCTCTGCATGGCGACGGCGAGCTGGCCGGTGAGCGTGTCGGCGTACGCCTGCGCCTGCCCGTTCACCGCGCCCTGGACCGCTTGCAATGCGTCCATGCCGGAGAGGCCGTCTTTGATCTGGATGCCGTAGGTGGCAAGGGCGCGGCCCTGGCCGTTCATCGCGAGGATCACCTGATTCGTTGCCGTCGCAAGGTCGATGTTCTTCGCGCGGGCGAGATCCATCGCGGCCTGGTTGACCTGCATCGCTTCGCTCACGTTTTTCGTGGCGGTGAACGCCTGCGAAAGGCTACGCGTGCTGTCGTCGATGGAAAAGCCGAGCGAGACGCTCGCGGTCGCCTGTGATTCGAGTTTCGCCGTGATGTCATCAACGGACTGGCCGTTGAGGTCCTGCGAATTGGTGAGAATGTCGAGCTGCTGCTGATACTTTGCGATGTTGACTTGATCGGTGGCGATGCTCGCGGCGGCCTTCGCGTGGGACGCGGCCGACTTCTCGACGCTTCCGGTGTGGGTATCGAGGGTCGCCGTCGCCTCCGCAATCGAGGCCTTGTAGCCGTTGATCTTATCCTGCAAAAACGCCACCTGCGTCGCGTAAGAGGTGGATGAGGTGCTTGCTCCCGCCATCGCGTCGGTAACGGCCTGCTTTAAGCCATCTTGAGACTCCTGGACGTTCGCGGCGGAGCTCACGACACTTGCATATGCCGCGGTGATGGCGGCGCCCGCGATGCCCACTTGCACTCCGGCGGCAACGGCCTCCTGGCCGACCTGTCGAAGGTTGGCTTGCGTTCCCTCAAGCGCCGCGGCGCTCTCGTCCACCGCTTGAATGATTATTTCTAAAATGGACTGCGAGGCGGCCATTGCGATTGATATTGGTTAATCGGAGTCGATATAGCGATCGATGCTTTTGCCGACCCTGTCAACGAGCCGGTGCCACTTATAGAGAAGCTGGCCGGCCCGATACAGAATGAGGCTGATGAGCACGATAGCGACGATCCAAATAAATATTTCCATTGGTGAGGTGGGTATTTTCGGTTTTGCGACCTTTATGTCTTACTTTAAGTAATGCCTCAAAATGGGTGATTTGGCAAGGGTGCGCTATTTGGATGCCCTGCGGTTGGATTCCTCCGCCTCCTCGCGGAGCATTGCGAGGATGGAGCGAATGAACCACGTCGGTTGCGTTTGGTATTCATCCCACGTCCAGCCGAACTCGCGGCAGACGAGTGCGCCCCTTTCGACCGGATGGAGCTCGGCACGGCCGAAGGCGAAGAAGGTGTGCCAGCGGTGCTCTTCGCCCTCTAAAAATTTCCGCCTGCGAGTTCCTGAACCTGCTTGAGGATGAACGCCTTTTCCGACGCGGGAAGATCCTGCACGCGCTCAAAGATATTTTCCGCGCTTCCATCGAAGGAAACCACGGCGGCTTCGATGAGCTTGTTGTTCCGCTGGATGCCGAGCGTCATCGGGACGCTGGGCTTCTCGCCCGACTGCTGATCCTTGAAGAGATCGCCAAGGATGGCATCCACTTCGCGGCCCGTGAGGAATGTTTTCACGACCGCTTTGTGTCCGAGCGGTGTCTCAATCTCTTTCGTTTCGCGATCTGACATTGTTGTTATGGTGAGGATTTTTGTTACACGAGGAGCGGCTGACGACCGCTCTTTTTCTTTACGAAGCGTAGGTCGCGACCAAGTTGGTCAAAACTGCGGTGATCATTGCCGAGTCCGCGAGCTTATAAGTCCCACGGAACTTGACGGTTTGATACACGAGATCCTTGACCTTGATCGGTCTGCTGTACTCAGAGAAGAACACCTGATTAAGCGTGATCTTCAATTCGGGATGTGCCGCACTGCCGAGCGTGACATCACTGTTTACGAGATCGATGAGCATCGCCTGGCCGACGTTCGGCGTCGCAAGGGCGACGTTCTTGAAGTCCGTCAGGTTCTGATAGATGCATTCGAGTTGGCCCTCGACCTTGAATTCCTTGTTGAGGAAGTCCGCGGGGGCGACGTTGCCGAGCACCTCCTGATCTTCGATATTCTCGTCCACCGTGAGTTTGATGCTCTTGAGAGCGATTGCCGTCGCGCCGGATAGACCGGCCGCGGTCGTCGCGTACTTGAACGTCATGTATTGCGGGATGAAGCGGTTCTCCGACAATATCGACGGGCTGAAGCTCGACTGCGAAACACCCTTCTGCGCCCGCGCGGAAAGCGAGAGCGTGACGAACTTCTTCAGCTCCGCGTCGAGCTCCATCTTATGGATGACGCCGTTCGCGTGCGAATAGTCCGTACCGGACAGCGGATCGTGGATGAAGAAGGTGAGCGACTGGTGCTGTGCCGACTCTCCGACGGTAAACGTATGGTCGTAGACGATCGATTCCCCGGCGTGCGTTCCGACCGCGTACCCGCCAAACAGGCTATAGAACAGCTCGCCGGTACTCCGGTCCATCATCGGGACCTTGAAGGTTCCGTCGGCGTAATTCTTGACGCGGTATTCGTTGATCGCGTTCTCGACGACGCCTACGGACTGGTCGGCGATGGCGTTTTCGAACTTCTCATCGAAGCTCAGCTCATCGAACGGAAGCCAATACTCCGCGGTCGATTCTGCGGTTCCGCGAGTGTCCTCCACGGCCACTCCGAAGGAAAATAGTCTGCCGATTCCTTTTACTGACATGATTATTCTTTATTGTTTTCTGATGCTGCTTCGACCTTTTCAGGTTCCGGCTTCACCGGTATCCGTTTTGCGAGATAGATCTTCTGGGCGTCCTGAAGCGTGGCCGCGCGGATCGTGATTGACTTATAGCCGTTCGCCTCGGGGTAGAAATAATCGTTCTCAAGGACGGACGCCGCGATAGCGGTCGTGGGCTGCACATCCTTGTTATTGACTGAATCCCCATCGATCATTTTGTTGCTGACATCTGGAATATCCATGTATGTGATGAGTTAGTTTATTGAACCAATCCGGGGACAAGGGTCCGTGCTTTAAGTGTAATGTAGTAAACGACATAAGTCACTGAGCCGCTACTCACAGGCCCCGGAGGGTCGAGCACTGCCGGCGACACGCCGCCGACTGCCATGCCCTGCAAGGTCACGTCGTTATCAAACGCCTGGAGTGTGCTATCAATCAGGCTTTCGAGATACGTGGGATCGGTTGCCGGCAGGTTGTCCGGGGTCGTGACCACCATGACGTACCATGTGTATTCGCGAAGGTTCGTCGCGGTGTCCTCATACTCGGATTGGCCGACGGTCGGCGGTATGACGAGCGCGGCCGGGAATGCTCCCCAGGTGCGGTCGAGCGGGTTGAGCTTTGTGAAATCGTCGGCGGCGACCGAGCCCAACACGCCGCTCGCTACGAGCGACTGAAGATCGGTGATGATTGACTGCTTGATGTTCTGGGCGGGGGTGTTACTCATTGGCTTGTGATGCGATAGCTTGGGCGACCTGGTCGAGCGCAGTACCGAACAGCACGTCGATGTCCGGCTGTGCCGATGCGACGATCCGTTCCATGAAAGGATTTGCCTTGGTTCCGGGGTGGTGGACAAGCGTGCCGTAAATTGTCCCCGTCTGCGCGTTCGCGAGCACGCGCTTGTTCACCGGCCGGATCTCGTGCGGCGCGGTGCCGAACTCGACGTAGGGCGCGTAGCTCGCCTTCGGATACCATCGCGCCATGAGATTTCCCACTTCGAACGCCCAGTTCTGCACAAGGTATCCAGTACGGATGGGAACGGTCGCGGCGGTCGTGAACTTCGCGAGGATCGCCTGTGCGGCCACGATGGCGCGCTGGATGATCGGCGCGGAGATGGCGGGGTAATCCGCAAGCGCGGCCTGGAGCTTCGGGAGGTTGGGAATTGTGACGCGAAATTGCGTATCGGCCATTGGTTTAAAAGATGGTTGGACGGCGGTAATTATTGATAATGTTCTGGTCGAACCCGTCGAGCGCATCGCGCCAGGCGGTCGTTGCGCCCTGGATGTTTTCGCTTGCCTTACCGTCGAGCTGGCGCCGCTTGTATATCCGGACAACGAGGTTTTCGCAGAGGTTCGTGAGATCGCTGGGAACCTGGTGACTGCCGCCGTTGCCTGCGTTCTGCCAGTCCTCGGGGTATCCAGCCACGTAGGTCGCGCGGATCATGTTGTTGTAGAGACCGGGAATCGAGCCGTAGACGCGGATGATGCCGGAGCGTCCCATCTGGTCAAGCTCATATTGGTCGGTGATGAAGCTCGTCCAATTCGGATTGCTGGGCGTGCCCGAGCGCCACTGGAAGGAAATGAGGCCGCTGATCTCGAACACGGCGCCGGTCATGCTGATGCTTGCCGGCTGGCTCATCGTGATCGAATTGGTGGTCGCAGAAAGAACGGTGGTGCCCTGCGGAAAGAGGCCCTGGATGTTGTAGAGCGGCATTCCCGCCACGATGCCGGTCGTCGGCGATGCGCTTGCAACGGTGGCGGAACCTGACGTGAGATTGCCGGTAACGATGAGATACGTGACGGGCGAATTGCGGAGCACGAGGCGCTCCTGCTTCCTTCCGCGCGCCGTATAGACCTCGTTCGTGTATGTTTTTTGTATGAAATGGCCGTCATTCGGAAACGACTCGAGGCCGGTCTTGCCGCATTCGCGTTCGATATAGTCGGTGACGGAATTGATCATGCGCGTCAAAACCGCATCGTGGTCATCGATTTTGATGTCGAGACGGTCCTTACACCTTTGCAAGGTGGTCAAAGCATAGGGATAGACTTTTTCTGTGGTGGTCATTGAAACGAGGGAATTTCCCTCGCGACATGGCACTTACCTCACCGGAAGTGCCATGGGAGCGAAGGTTCGAGCGCCTATTGCTAGGTGTTCGAAGTCGCCAAGCCCTGAACGGGCAACTGCTGGGCAGGACCGCCCTGGACGATCTCGGCATAGCCAAGGATCGCGGGGGACGTGCCGGCCGTGAAACTCGGCGTGATGACCGCCCGAAGAAATGCCTTCCGATTAAGGTTGAGGCCTTCGATGCGCGCTTCGCCCTCGGTGGAGAGAGTCAAAGCGGTGCCGGTGTTCGTAGCAGTGGCGTTCGCGCTCAACGTGATGGACGAGGTCGTCGCACCAACGCTGACGGCCGTGATGACGGTCCCGGCGGGAATGCCGGTGCCGCTCACCGACTGGCCGACGTACAAGCCGGTCGTGGTGTTCACGGAGGCCACCTGGTTGGAGCCGCTGGTCGTGTTGCCCGTAATGCTCAAAAGAGCGCTGAGGGTGAACCCGATCACGACGCCGGTGTTGTCCAGCGCGTTCGTCCAGCCGGTCGTCCCGTTCGCGGACTCCTGAAGAGTCACGACAAGGGACGCGGCGGTCGGCGATCCGCTCGGAGCGGCGCCATAGGCGCGGATCACGGCGTCAGTGAAGCCCGTGGTCGGCACGGTGTTACCGTTGACGGCCGAAGATCCCGAAAACGATTGCGGAGCGAGGCTGACGCCTCCCTGGAACGCTACATCGTCATAAATGGAACCACGCATGTGATTGCTAATGTGTTGGCCCCTGCCTTCCATCGACTTTAATCGGAAGGGATGAAACGCTTGCGCGCTTCACGGGCGGGTTTATTTTCCCGGTCGGCAACCGGCACACGCCGAGGAATCAGCGCGCGCCGGAAGCGGATTGAAGCGAACTAGGACACCGATGTGCTGATGACCACGAACGCCTTGGGGAGCACGACCACGAACGCGTGGCGGTGCTTGTAAACGATGCCGCGCTGGTCTGCGAGCGCGATCTCCTTGCCGCCGAACGAGCCTGACTCGAACTGCGCGACGCGGAGGTCGCCCTTGTCGCCGAATGCGCACGCCTTGAGGTTGCCGAAGATCATGAACGGCGTGTTTGCCGCCGTGGTCGACGCCTGGGGGAGCCACCGGTTCGTATACACCGGGAAGCCTCCCATGTGTCCCGCCGGGACGATCGGGCCGCCGTACGGATCTTTGTCGAGTTCGGAACCTTTTGCGAACCCGCCCAAGAACAAGTACGGAATGCCTGACGTCGAAGCGAGCACCTGAGCGCAGAGCGCCCAGACGGTGCGGTGCATGTAGAATGCGGCGCCGTCGAGGATCGACTCTTCAAGCTGCGCGATGATGTTCGTCGTATCCTTCACCGGGTCGAACTTGCTGTACGCAGTGTTGCCCGAGGTGGAGGAATTGCCGAGATAGTACGTGTTGACGTTCGCGGTATTCATTATACCGACGAACGGACCCGCGTAGGTCACGCCTGCGACGGTGCCGCCGCCGACAAATCCCTGCTGGTCGATCATGTTCGCGAGCGCCTCGCCTGCCATCGCCATAAGCCAGTCCGCGAGTTGCACCGAAGCATCGGCCAAAAGGTCGTTGCCAACGGTGAACGCGAGCTGCCACTTGCGGGCGATGAGGACCGCCTGGCCGAACGTGAGTCCGGTGACGGTGCCAGGGAGATCGACCCCGATGTAGGAACCGGTGAGGAAGGAGCCGGTGTAATTGGGGATGCCCAATTCATCGGTCTTCATCGGCCAGTTCTGCGCCTGCTTGAGGATCGTACCGACTGAGGCCGCGATGCGAAGGATCGCCGCCGCGACTTCCGGTTCGACCAGATAGCCGCCTCGATTATCCTGCTCTTCGATGAGCGCTTCGTTGGCTTTCACCTTCAAAGCTCCATCGCGGTTGCCGCGGAAGACGGCCTGCACCTGTTTGGCGAAGGCGATCTTCTGATCGCTCGTCATGCCGGAGATGTCGCGGCCTTTTACGGCACGCTCCACCATGGCCTGCTCGACGATCGTGCGCGCGGTCTTCACGGAGATTTCTTCCATCGTCGGAACGAGGGACTTCTCCATGAAGTCGTTGAACCCATCGGAGACAGTCTTGGAGACTACGTCTACGATTTCTTTTTTATCCACTTTTTTGTTGAGTGATAGGTCTATCTGCCCGAAGTGCGCAACAGCTTGATCTTTTGATTGATCTGTCTGAGAGCATCCTCTGCGGCAGTTTTGACCTGCCTCGCGAGCCGCTGGTTGAAGAGATAAGTCTCCAACTCGGCAGATGCTCCCGAGGTGCTCGACCTTGAGTTCAGGGCCGCGCCGGATTTTTCATCCGGCTTCGGTTCCTCCCCTCCGTCGCCTGAAGACACGATGGCCTTCAGGGCCGCGGTTACTTCGTCAGTAGCTTTCCCATGCTCCGTGTGATGGTCCTCGATGGCTTTGATGACCTTCTCGATTGCGTCTCGATTTTTCGCGGAAATGGAACGGCCGGCTTTAACAATGGCATCGATCTCGGTTTCCGAAAGTTTGCCGGTGCATACGTCCTTCACGGTTTTAACGAATGACTTGTCGTCTTTTCCGTCGTCCTCTGCCTCGGGCGCGTGCTCCTGCATGAGTTCCTCGTGCGCCTTTTCATGGCGGGCGAGCTCAGTCTGGGCTTTCTCGGTGAACTCCTGGATAGCATCTTCAACCGGCTTCCAATCCTCGCCGTCGCCCGGATGCTCCACTTCCTCCAACCCGTCGATCGCTTTGTCGATTGCCTTGACGTGCTTCAGGTGCTCGGCTTTCATGTCGGACTTGAACTCGTCGATCGATTTCTTCGGCTTCTGATCCTCCAGCTCGTAGCTTTCGTCAATCGCCTTCATGCACTTGTCGAGGTGGTCAGCCTGCTCGCCGTCGATCGCGGACTTGAACTCGTCGATCGCCTTGCCGTACTCGTCGGCTCCTTGAGCTTTTTTCTCATCAGGCAACGCTGCTTTTTCGAACTCGTCGATCGCCTTGCCGACGGCCTTTCCGTGCCGTTCGTGTTCCGCTTTGATTTTCTTTTCCAGTTCGTTATTCATAGTTTCGGATTTGTTTGATTTCGAGGGGACGCATACGAGGGTTCCGGGATTCTTGTCGTCATCTGCGAGTATCCCGATCGTCCCGTCGTCCAGCTCGCAGCGGTCGCCGATCTGCGGCGACTTCTCCTTCTTTTCTTCATAGAAAAAGCCCTTGGTCACGAGGTCGCGGGTGGAAAGGCCGAGTTTGCCCACCTGGCGCAACGAGAGCGCATAGCGGCCCGCGGGAACCGGGCAGAAGCTCACTTCCAAGAGCTCGCGGGTGCCGTCGTCATTTTGGATATAGCCGGGGGAAACGGCGCGGAGGATCTTCTCCTGGTAGAGCGTGCACGCCAGGTCCGCTTCGGGATTCACGCCTTCCGGCGCGAATTTCCCGGTGGCGACCGCCTTGTCGCCCTCGATCTGGATGTCCTCGATCACGCCGATCGGGAAGCCCTGGTAATTGTGCGCCCACAGGACGACCGGGTTCATCGTGTAATACTTCAGGTCCCATCGGGACTGGTCGAGCGCGTCGCCTTGGCGGTCCTCGTCGGCGGTGCTCATCACGACCTCAAAGCTCCGGTCGTCTCCGGAGGCTTTGGTCGCCTTGATGAACTCAGATGTCTCTTGGGATGTTAAGCGGGATTTGAGGTCAGTGGCGAGGTCTTTGGTGAATTGTTTGAGTAGTTCATCCATTGCCTCGTGATAGTTGAGAACCTAGACGCCGGTATGGAAGCAGGTGGTCTTGAGCGTGCTCGATACGCCGGTTACGGTGCTCGTAGCGGTAAGGGTCAGGGAGGCCGAATTGCCATTCCAGAACGTTACCGTCGCCGTGGCCGCGTTGCCGCTTACCGATGTGATGAATGCATCTGCGCCGAACGGTGTCGTCGAAGTGCCATTGCCGTTATACGCGACTTCGCACGCATCGCCGACCGAAAACCCGGTAGCAGTAAACGAAACCGCGGTGCTCGTGGTCGACGTGGTTGCCTGGATAGGACCAAGCGTCACCGCCGATGCCGGATACACGGTCGTGGCCGTGTAGACCACCGGGATCTGGTTGTTCGCCGCCGTGCCGCCGACGCTGATGCCGCCGTTCAGGTACATGTTCGACAGGTTCGGCGTGACGCTGTTCGCGCTCACGTTCGCGCTGAACAGATTGCTCGGCGTGATGCCGCCCGCAAAGTCGCCCCCCAACTGACTCGACGTTAGTTGATTTACTGCAAAAACCCCGACCACTCCTCCGACTATGCCCGCAACAAGTGCGAGACCGATAAGTAGTTTGTTATTCATACCTTAACTATAGAAACGTCAAGCCTTCTTGGATATGTGCAGAACTCGCTTGCGCTCGCGGTCTTTCTTCTGCCTGCAGGACGCGCAGATGGGGTTCGGGATGCCTTTCCGGCGGCTGATCTTTGCCCCGCATTTGCACTCGGTCTCTTCGTAGTAGGGGGATTTGGAGCCGGTAATCATATCAGTTGATCGATTTGGGAAGCGTCGGCTCGACGATGATCTTGATGCCCGTCCATGTGAGCACCTGGCTGCTCGACCACGTGGCCGTGATCTGCGCGAGGAACGTGCCGGGGCTGGGGAAATTACCGGGGGCCGCGGTGTAATGGCACGTGCCGGCCGGAGCGCTGTCGATCG